TCGCGTTGCACCGAACAGGATCCGGTCCGGGATCGGGACCAGGGCGACGGCGAGCACGACGACGGCGACGGCGACCACGGCGTCGGTCACCAACGACGCGACGGCGGCGCCCCGGTCACGATCGGGTAGCGGGTCCGGTACTGGTCCAGCGGCATGTCGCCCCGGCGACTGTTGCAGGACAGGTGAGCCGGTCGGAGATTGTCGATCGAGTTGTCTCCGCCCTGGACGCGCGGAACGACGTGGTCCGCCGTCGTCGCCCCGGCCCGTCCGCAGAGGTGGCACACGTCGCCGTAGGTCGCCAGCGTGAGCGCCGTCAGTCGTTGGGCGACCCGGCCCGACCAGCTTGTTCGCGTATCGCTCATAGGTCACTGGGCACCGATCCCGGATCCTGGGAATCTGCGCACGACCGTGTGGCCGGCGGATCCGCCGGGGCCGGGTCCGGTGCCTGGTCGATCGAGGGATCGGGGTCGCCGGTCGGGGCGCCCGCCGGGATCACGCGGACGGACGGAACGGGCCGGTCGGTGTCGACGGCGAACAGTTCGGGATCGGGGTCGGTCGCTTCGCCCAACTCGGTGAACAGCAGGGACACCGCGGACGCGAGTCGGTCCCCGACCACCTCGAGGTAGCGGGCGGCGTCGACCAGCTGGGGCCGGTCGTCGTTGCCCAGCTTCCCGACGGCGTAGGCGAGTAGCTGGATCCCGGACAGGTGCTCGGACGCGAGGATCGCGGCGGCGTGCAGGGAACGTTCGTCGTTCGGTGAATATGCGCTCATGACCCGGACGGTAACGCCGGGGTGCGACGAACTACCGGCGGACGTGCGGGTCACCGTCGACGGTGACCAACCCCAGCACGGGATCGAGGAACGACACCGGGCCGACACGACGGACCGTGACGGGGAACGACCCCGGATAGCTGGTCCGCAAGTCGGACGGTGTCCGTGTGTGGTGTCCGCCCCGACGACCGCCGGGACCGCGACGACTCAATCGCTTTGGCATGGAATCCTCATTCCCGGCCCTGAGACGAACGCAGAGCAACGAATAGGGGACGGCCCGAGTGTGTGCCCACCTATGCGGCCCCGATCGCTTACGGGACGACTGAGGGCTGTTTCTCCCCTCATCGGCGCTTCTTTGTTCCCAGGGTCCGACGGATCGCGGCCATTGCAGCGGCCCGGACGTCGTCGGACGACCCCTCGGAGTCGGACGGGACGAACGGCGGCGGGACCGGAGTCGGGGCCGACGTCGGAGACGTCGCCCACGACGGGCGCTGAGCAGCGGAAACCGGGGTGTTCTTTTTCTCCTCGGAGGAATACGTAGTAGCGACCTGAACAGTGGTCGGGGCGTGACCTGAACGCTGGGCACGTCGCCGGAACCGGGGCGCCGGGGCCGCGGGATCGACGTCACGACCCCGTGACTTCCACTTGTTCCACGCATCGACCACCGTCCCGGTCACGGCGCGCCACGCCGCCCGTCCGGTGTGGATCACTTTCGGGAGGAACCCGACGTCGCGGAGCACGGCCAGCGCCTTATGGACACCGCGGACCGTCGCCATGACGTAGCGGTGGTTCGCGAGGTAGTCGACGGACGGGAACACGTAGTAGTTCCCGTTCCCGTCGGCGTGATCCTGGTAGGTGGCCGCGGTCACGGTGAGTTCCACGGCGACGGCGCGGACAGTTTTCGCGCGCCGGGACACGCCCAGTGCATCGAGGTGGGCGTGGGTATTGCGGGTGAGGTAATCCCGGTCGGAAGCGGTGAGTGTGGTCACGGCGTGCTCTCTCTTTCGTCGGCGTGTTCACGACGAGAGCGACCAGGGTCTACAGTGTGTGACTGTTCGGCCCACGGTGCGCTCTCACTGTGTGATCGAGTCCCCGGTCTCGCAAACCGGGCGATCAATCGGGAACAGTAGCGGTCCCGGCGCTCATGTGAGTCGCCGGGGCCGCTTCTTTCATGGTGAGTCGGCGTGTCGCGGTGTCGGGAACAGCGCCGGATCGCGGGCGCGGTCGCGGAGCTGGTCGCCCCGACGGGCTGTTCGGCATTCCCGGCAGATACGCCCGCCGTCCATCGGGAGGAATCCGAGAGCGAACACGATCCCGCATTCTTCGCAGTGGACGCCGGACGACCGGGCCGGGATCATCCGGCCCCGCTTGTCGTAGCGGATCCCCGGTCGGGGGTTACGGACGGTCGACACGGTTCACGTCCGTTGCAGCAGCACGACGGACAACGACGTCCGTCCGTCGCCGGATCCGATATTCGCGTTCCCCAACACGTTGAGGTTCGCGGTGTGGGAGTGCCATGCCTGCATACGGATGATGTCCCCGATTTGACACTCGATCACCGCGGTCGCCTGCAACGCTTTGAGTCCGCCCTGGACGGGTTCGAGGATGTTGTGGGCGACGGACGTCGCGGTGAACGTGCCGGACAGCTGTTTCATGATCCGCACGTTCCGGGCGCCCGTGGTCGAGAAGCCCCAGGGCAGGTTCGCGACGGCGAGATAGATTCCGCGGGACCGGCAGACATACCCGCCGGTCGTGTACGGCGAGGTGGTGTTGTCGGATCGCTTGTCGAACTCCGCGGCCTGGAAGTCGATGTAGGTGCCGGCGTTCGGCGGGATCGATTGGGCGGTCGTGCGGACCAGCTTGCACGTGTTGAGTCCGGGCGTCGGTTCCCCGCCGATCGCGCCGGCGAACGTCGCGAGTTTCGCGTCTACGGCGTTCATCGCGTCCCGGATGTACTTCGCGCCCAGGTAGACCGGATCGGTGTCGAGCGGAACCGGGATCCCGTAATTCGGTGTCGTAGTTGGCATTACGTCCTCTCTATCAATCGACGGGATACACGTCGGTGACGTTGGACCACTTGAGGTCCGCCCACGACGTGCCGGGGGTGAATGCCCAGGCGTTCCCGTTCTGGACCCAATCGATCGACTGGTTCACCGCGGACCACGCCGGGGCCGGGGCCGGGTCCGACGACGAACACGCGGTGAGGTCGACGTCGATCCGCCAATGTCCGTCCGCGAACTCGATCCGCCCGCCGGACGGCGAGTAGACCGGCAGTTGGTCGAACGCAGCAGCGAACGGCGATCCGGTGACGAATACCGTTCGCACGTCCTCGGACGGTGTCAGCAGACATTCCGCCTGGTGCCAGTTCTGGAATCCGCCCGTGTATCGCGTGTCGAACGTGATCCGGGGGTGGTTCGGTAGCGATGTCTCGAGGATCGCTTTCTCGTAGGTCTTGTTCACGACCGGGTCCACCTGCAACCCGTCCCCGAACCAGGACTGGAACGCGAGCGTCCGTTGCGGGTCCGGGCTGTTCGGCTTCTGTTTGACCGTGGTCACGTCGGCCCACCCGCCGGGTCCGTTCTTCCACGTGCATTCGACGCGCGTGATGTCGACCAGCTGGTCGGTGCCCAGGGCGAGCACGGCGCCGACGTGCGATCCGTCGATCGTCGCGGACGGGTGCGGTTTCGTGTCGAGGGGATCCTCGGATCCGGCGGGATCCTGCCAATCGCCCAGGCCGGGGGCGACCAGCTTCCCGGGGACGTCGACCAGGCGTAGGAACGCGGTGATCGCGAGACGTTTCCGCGGGATCCGCTTCACGACGTTGCGGTGTGAGTGGTAGGCGTACTGGTCCGCGAACGACGTGTAAAAGTCGCGGACGACGGCGGCGAGGTCGGTGTCTTTGAGTTCGATCGCCCGGGTCGTACCGTTCGGGTAGTTGCTGTTCGGGTCGAAATAGAACTGTCGGATCCCGGCGGGCGCGGCCCGGTTCCGGATCTTCACGGCCCGGGTGAGCATCGTTTCGACCGGCCAATTTTCGGCGCCGATCCGGATGTTCCCCAGGGCCGCGGTCGGGTCCGCGACGGTCACGGCGACCCGCCACCCGTCGACCCACCCGTCGGGAGTGTGCCCACGATCCTGTTCGGCGTCGACGTCCGTGGTCCATCCGCGGAACACGGTGTAGTCGGCGCCGTTTATCCGGGTGAGGATCGCGACGGGCTTCCCGATCGCGTTCCGGTTCCGGATCCGCTGCAACCAATCGCCGGTCGGGTCGAACATCACGAACCGGAGTGTCGCGGCGTCGGGTTGCTGCCACGGGTTGTCCCGGCCCCACTCGATCGCGAACGACTCGATCAGTGTCGGGGTCGAGTGGTCCACCCGCGGGGATCCGTCGACGTAGACCGGCGTCGACCGGATCATCCCGCCGTCGATCCAGATGTCGGGTTGCGGGTTGTAGTTGCTCATCGGGTCCGCCCCAGCACGACGGCGGCGTTCGCGCCCCGGGTCCGGTCGACGGTCGCGAGGACACCGCGGATCTGATCCGCGACGGCGACCGGATCCAGGGCACCTGTCACAGTGACGTTTACGTTGGTGACCTGGACGGGGGCGTTCGTCGCCTGGTTGATCCGACCGAACACGTCTGCCAGCGATCCGACCCCGGCGGCGGCGTGAATGTCCGGATTGAACCAATGGCCGGCGGATCGGGCGTAGTCGGCGGGCGAGACACCGTAGATGTCCGTCGGGGATCCGGTGCCGTCGAATATCCGCGACATCCACGCCGGGGGCGACGGGAACCGGATCCGGCTGATCCAGCCGATCACCGACTGGATAAGCGAGATCAGCCCGCGGATCGGGGACATGAAAAAGTTCACCGCAGCAGCGGCGACGGACATCGCGGACTGGAACACGCCGCCGATCCCACCGGCCCGGGAGATCAGATTCCCGATCCACGACACGACCCCGGAGATGAACCCGCCGATCGCTGAAAACACGGACCCCGCAACGGATCCGATCGTCTGGACTATGTTCCGGAACGTCTCCGATTTGTTGTAGGCGACGACCAGGATCGCGACGACGGCGGCGATCGCGACGACGATCAGCCCGATCGGGTTCGCGGCCATAGCGGCATTGAGTAGCCATTGGGCGGCGCCCCATGCGGTCGTCGCCGCGGACGCGACGACCATTGCGCCCTTGATCGCGAGCACGGCGACGGCCAACCCGCCGACGACGGCGATCACGGCCTGTAGGGCGGCGGGGTTCGCGGATACGGCTTCCGCGAGTCCGGCGAACCGTCCGGCGAGGTCCGCGACGATCGGGAGTAGCGACGTTCCCAGGGCGGCGATCGCGTCGTCGTACTTCGCTTTCGCTTTCTCCACTTCCTGGGCGGATGTGCCGGTTTCGCGTCCGAACGCGCCGACGGCGGATCCGGCTTGTTCCTGGATCAGTGCCAGCGTGGCGAGCGTCTGGGCTTGCTTGAACGCGGCGCCCTCGAGCTGGTCGGTGCCGTCCGCGGCCATACGGGCGGCGATGTCGGCCTGTTTGATCCCGATTGCGTATCTCTCGAGGGGATCGGTTTCGCCCTTGAGCGCCGACGACAGGGCCTCGACCGCTTCTTTGGTCGATCCGCCGTACTGGGCGGCGAGGTCCGCGCCCAATCGGATCAGCCCGTCGGTGCGGGTCGCGACTTCCTCGTGGGCGATCCCCATGTTCTGGAGCTGGGCGCCGACGATCGCGGCCATCGATTCATACGCCCGCGACGAGAGGGCGACGGCGTCCGCGGCCCCGGCGGCATAGTTGTGGATCGCGGCGGCGTTCGCCCCGAACACGGCGTCGACGGCGCCCGCGGCCTGTTGGGCGTCGGACGCCGCCTCGATCGCCGCGGTCCCCAGGGCGGCGATCCCGGCGACGGCGATCGCGGCCCCGGCGACCGCGGCCTGCCCGACCCGCTTCGCGGAATCCTCGTAGCGGCTAGCGGCGTCGGCGGCGTCATCGAACCCGCGGGCGGCGTCCCGACCGTCGGAGACGATCGAGACTTTCAGGATCGCGGTCCGTCCGGCCACGGGATCACCTCTCGTTCGCTTGTTCCTCGAATATGTCGATCAGAGTTGCGATCGTCGCGTCGTCCTCATCGCGCAGCAGCGACGGGGCGACGTTCATCGCAACGGCGAGTTCGCAGATCAGCCGGGCACGTGATCCGCGATCGTAGGGTCCGCGGTGTCGTCGCCGTTCGTCTTGACCACGGACACACACGTCTGTTCGGAGAACACTTCCCAGGTGTCCGTCGTGCGGCCTTCCCGGGTGAGTGCGGCCCACACCCAGAACGTGAGCATGAGAATGGGGGCGTCGGTGCCCGACGGCCATTTGTGCCGTGCCCGGGTCATGTCGAACCGGATCATGTCGGCGTTGAGGACACGCACGTCCTCGAGGACCGTTCCGTCCGCAAGTTCAACGGTGAATATCGGTGTGCTGGTTGCCATTTACGCGCCTTCAATCGATTCGATCAGTCGTTGCAGTTCATCCCAATACAGTTCGGACCACGTCGATTCGGTCGCCTGGGCCGCTTCCGAGAGGAACGGTTGGGCGGCGATGTTCCGTTGCGGCCAACCCCAATGGATCACGCCCGCATACGGGAGCGATGCCCGACCGGCGCGGACGACCCCGGCCCGTTGGGTCGCGCCGGGGCGGATGGACGACGCGAGTCGACCGGACCGGGCCGGGGCCGATCCCCGGGCGGATCCGGCGACCACGGACGCCGCCTTCTTATTGATCGCGGACAACTCGCGTAGGTCCACGCCCGCGGCCTTGAGTGTCTTACGGAGTCGGCGCCCGCCGATCACCCGGACTTGAGTTGCCACACGATCACCTCTGGTTCGGATTGGGAGAGGTGGCCGGCGATCTTTCCCCGCGGGTATAGATCGCCGGCCAACCCGTTACGCGCCCGCGTTCGGTGTGAACACGGGTTCCCCGACGAACTCGAGTTCCCAATCGGACGTGTTCCGCTTCTTCACATCGCCGCCGTATTCGATCGGGTCGATCAGCACGGTCCCGGTGAACTCCGCGGCCTGGGCGGCGTTCGGGATGAACACGACGGGCTGTTCGGTGCCCTTGTTCGACCAGGACCAATCGACCAGACCGTCGGCCTCGAGGTCCGGGGCCGCGGTGATCTCAAGCTTGGCCGTGTAATTGCGTTCCCCGGCGATCACGCCGCCGGACAACACGGGCATGGAATCCTCGGCGTCGACATCCCAGCTGATTTTCGCCGCGGTGACCTGGGCGCTGATGTTCTGGCTGGATCCGGTCGCGCCGAAGATCAGCGACCCCGGCCCCAGTGCCCGGATCGGGCGGGAAGTCGGTGCAGTCATGGTTCGGTGTCCTTTCAGACGGTCGTGACGAGTTTCATCGCGGGTAGGGCGGACCCGCCGGACGGGAGCGTGACGGCTTCCGGTTCGATCGGCTGGTCGAACACGATCCCCGACGCGAGTAGCTGATCGACAAGGTCGGACAGGTTCGCCAGGGCGACCCGGTGCCCGTTGTCCGGGACGATCGCGGTCACGCGGACGTCCACTTCCGGGTCGCCGTGCAGGAACGTGTCGCGGAGCTGGTCGACGGTGACCCACACACACGGCGGGTTGATGTCGCGCGGATCGATCACGGCGCGGATCCCCGCTTGTTCGATCCGGTCCCGGATCCGCTCCACGGCGGCGAGCATCGCGGCCATTACCCGACCCTCAATTTCCGGTGATTGCCCAACCCCAGCAGCAGGGCGACGTCGGGATCGTTGCGCTGGACGTAGACCGGCCCCAGGTCGCCCATCGCCTCGACACCGGCGGGTGAGTTGCGGCGCCGGTACAGACGGGCGGCGAGCATCGCACCGCCGACGGCGATGTTCGCCGGGAAGTCGGTCGGGTTCCCGTCGGCGTCGACGGGCTGATCGACCCACGATCCGATCAGCGCGTTCACCGCGGCGACCGGCTGGTCGAGTTGCGCGTATTCCGGATCGGACGGGCCGATCCGTAGCTGTTCGGCGACCGCGGCCACCGTGACCGGCGCGCCGATCGGATCGGGGGTCGTCATGGCTTACGCACCACCGGCGGGAGCAGCGAAGTTCACCCGGACCAGACCGTCCGGGTTGTCGAGGGTGAGCGCCGTGTAGCCGAACAGTGCAGCATCGCGGCCACCGTGCGACAGGTGCTCGGCCTCGACTCGCAGCGGCGAACCGGGCAGTTCGTGGAACGTCACCGCCGGGGACGCGCCCGCGACGATCGAACCGGCGGGGACGGTCGCCGTCCACACGATCTTTGTCGGGTCGATCCCGAACATCGACAGGTAGGCGGGGGCGTCCAGGTTGCTGATCTTGAGCAACGCGAGGCGATCCGTCGGGTTCGCGAGGTAGAACCCGGCGGTGGTGTTGAGTGCCTGGTCCACGGCGGCGTCCGCGATCGCCAGTGCCTCGAACAGCGATTCGCCCGTGGTCGACTGGGCGGTCGCGTTCGACACGACGAACGTTCCGGCGGCGGCGTCGGTCACCCGGGCGTAGCTCTCTGCCATTGCGCGCCAGTAGCTTTCGAGGAACGCGGTGTCGCGGAAGTCGTAGAACTTCCGGTCGAGGTCGTGACCACCGGCCCACCGGGTCGCTTCGCTCTCATACGGGGCGATCGCGGGCTGGTTGCTCGGAATCTCCGCTTTGTTCCCGGCGTAGGCGGCGACGGCGGGTTTCGTGGTCCACGTGAACCCCTGGATCCGCCACGACGTGAGCGCCCGGGATCCGAGAAGCGGAACGATCCGGCGCTGGTAGGTCACCCCGGACCAGAGTTCGCCGATCCACTGGGCCGGGGTTCCCTCGACCATTGCGGAGTTCGTGACGTCCGCGAGGGCCGCTTGGATGTCGTCCCCGGCGTGGCCGGTCTGGACGGCGAGCACGGCGGCGGCGGCGTCGGCGACGGTGATCCGGCGTCGGGGCGCGGTCGCGGTGAACGTCGGGACGACGGCGGGCCGCAACGACGCCGCAACAGTCGAGGACACCGGGGCGGCGGCGGCGGGTGCGGGAGCGCCCGGGGCCGGGGAGGTGGCCGCGGGCGTGGGGGCGCCGCCCGTCGACCCGGTGCCCTCGACCGTCGCGGGGTCCGCGGCGGGTTCGGGGGTCGTGCTGGTTGCTTCCGCGAGGATCCGATCGGCGGCGGCTTCCGCGGCGGCCTGGTCGAGACCGGACGCGAGAAGCTGGGCGATCAGCTGATCTCGGTTCATGGCTGGGGTTCCTTCCGGTGAGGGTTGCGGGTCGAGGGAAGCCTCGACCCGGGCGTCGGCGTATGCGGGGACGGAGACGAGAGCGACGGCGGCGAGCAGCGACGACACGACGTTCGCGCCGTTCATCCGGACGGCGGTCGCCTCGACGGAGAAGGCGTCGCGGAGTCCGTTCCGGATGTCCTCGAGGGCGGCGGCGGCGTCGACGGTGTCCGCGACCGCGAACGACATCCACAACCCGTCCGGGCGATCCTCGGCATCGAGGGCGTACCCGACCGGGGCGTGGTCGCGGGTTCCGGTGTGGTCGCGGAACAGTTTCACCCGGCGGATGTCCGTCGGGAGCGACAACGATCCGCGGGGAAAGACGATCCGGCCCCGATTGGTTCCGCCGGGGGTGTTCCACGGCAGGACCAGCCCGGACACGACCCGGGTCGGGGCGTCGGCGGGCGCGCCGGCCGATCCGTGGATCGTCGCGGACGACTGTTCGGATGGGGTTCCGAACACGGTCGTGTGTTCGGATGTCCCGGATCCGTACACGTCACCGTCGGCGCGGTGCCGTCCGGTGTTCGGGACGTCGGGGTCCGCGGCCAACCACGGGAAGTAGGTCCGCAGGAACCGTTCGGTCCGCCCGTCCGCGAGGATCCGGGCGATCGCGGCGATCACCGCGGTCACGGTCGCGATCCACGGGATCGCGCCCAACCCCAGGGCGTCCACGATCACGGGGATCAGCGGGATCGACCCGATCAGGGCGGTCACGACGGTGCGGACGGTCGCTTTCCACGGGCGGGCCGATTGGGTCGTTCCGGCGGCGTACACGTTCATCGCTCACCGTCCGGATCGATCGGGGACCGTGCCTCGAGGATCGCGGCCCACGCCACGATCCCCACGATGAACAGCACGATCCCGACGACGGCGCCGCCGACGCCGATCAGTGCCAGACCTACCCATTCCACAGAATCACCCGCTTTGTGTCGGGGCCGACGATCCCGTCGACCGGGATCCCGCCGCGGTGCTGGGCTTCCCGGACCACGGATTCTGTTCCGGGGCCGAACAGCCCGTCGACGGCGAGACGTGAGTACGCCGGGAACACGGCGTTGAGGTGGCGTTGCAGGTCCGCGACCCGGGGACCGGACGATCCGCGGCGCAGCAACCCGGCGTCGGACGGCGGCGCCGGGGCCGGGGCCGGGGCCGGTCCGGCGCCGTAGATCCCCAGGTGTCCGCCCTCGAGTTTGCGGGCGAACGCATCGACCCGGGGGTCGCCTTCACGCCACGCGAGTTGGTAATGCATCTCATCGGCCCGGGACCAGTCGGCGCCCCAGAACACGGATCCCTCGAAACGGTTGAGGGCGGCGCGGACCCGCAGGATCCGTTCGCGTGGCATGACCCGGCGGCCCCACGGGTATTTCGGGGCGTTGATGTCGACGGCGGTCCCGGCGAGGTGGTTACTGTTCGCGACGTCGTTGTCCCTCGACCAGCCCCACACCTGGGATGTGATCGGTTCGACGTGCCGGTCGTATTCGATCAACCAGGCGTTGAGGATCGTCGCGGGGGCGCCCCGGCGGATCGGGGCGCCGACGGACCCCGGGACCACTTTCACGGTCACGGTTTCGTCGTGGTTGCACATCCGCCACCCGTTCTCCGAGTGGGAATGGCCGTAGGCGGTCCGGAAGCTCATGCGGCGGTGTCCTCTCGAGGATCGGCGGGCGCTACGGACGTCGGACGGTTCACGGTCGGTTCGGCGGGATCGCGGTCGTCGGGGGCGTCGGCGCCGGTGAACCCGTCCATGTCGAACCCGATCCGCCACCCGCGGGGAACGACGTCGTCCATGCCCAGACGGGCACTGATCGGGAGCGTGTAGGCGGACAGACCGTAGTCGACCAACTCGCGATTTTTGGTGTTGCTGTTCTGGTAGTTCAGGGACGCGACGGGCGCGGTCGCGTCCAGCAGCGTTGCGGGGATCCCACACGCCCGGGCGACGTCGACGGCGGCGGCGTTGCGGCCCTCGATCAGCAGCTGTTCGAGGGGGGCGCCGTGTTCGCGGACCTCGACGCCGGAGCTGGTGAACGCAACCCCGCCGTTGTCGCCCCGGCGGGCCGCGACCCAACGATCGACCAGGGCGTCGATTTCCCGGTCGGTCATCGGGACGTCGTTCGTCTGGTGCAACTCGATGTAGGCGGACGGGTTCTCGGTCGCTTTCGCGGCGTTCGCGATCAGATCGCGGGCGTGGCGGATCGTCGTGTCGGCGTCGGTGAGGATCCCCTCATGCGATCCCGGAATGACGATCACGGAGTCGGCGTCGACCGGCGACCACGTTTCGGTGCCGACGGCGTATTCGACGGCGCCGGTGTCCTGGTTGATCCGCCACTGTTCCCAGGGGATCCGGTCCGCCTCGATCACGACGCCGTCGGTGTCGCGTCGACACGCCCAGCACGACCAGCCGTAGAACAGCAGGTCGTCGACCGTCCACAACATGCGGTGATAGGGCGAGATCGGCCCGTTCGTCCGGTCGATCCAGCGGGGTTGTTCGGCGGGTCGTTCGGTGCCGCGGTAGGCGACCAGCGGGATCGACGCGACGGTGTTCGCGAGGATCAGCCGCGCCCGGGACACCGCGGGAACGGCCATAGCCGCGGCCCGGGTGATCGGGTAGGCGGACGACCGCGCGGACGTCGGGAAACTCACCCGGGCGAGGTGGTTATCGACGTCGAACGGCGACTGGAACCCGACGGTCCGGGGCGCCGTCGCGAGGTACGGCGTAGCCAGTGTGTGCCGTAGCCGATCGAGGAATCCCATGCGTCGGATCCTCTGGGGGGTGGGCTACATTTCAAGCACGCCGAACCGTGTTTTGTGACGGACGTCACATATTCCCGGCTGTTTTCCCAGGTCGCGAGTTGGCCGGCGATCTATACCCGCGGGGAAAGATCGCCGGCTGATCCTCACTGTTGGGCCGGGGCCGGGTCGTCGCCGTCGAACCGGCGTCGGGTCCGGCGGGCCGACGACCCCGCCGATCCGGGCCGGGTCGATCCGGGACTGGATCCGGCGCCGCCCCGGCGACGGCGGGCCGGGGCGATCACCCGGCGGTCGGTGGCAGCAGCGGACCGTCGCAACAGACGGGCGGTGTCGGGGTCGTCGTGGGCGAACCTGCAATGGAACGCGGCGAGACGTTGGGCCGACGGTCGGGAATGTGCCAGCGCCCGCCACGAACAACCCTCGGTGTCGCACACGGCGACGACGGAATAGTCCGTCGCGTCGATCCTCACCCGTTCCACAGTCGTGCTCCCCTCTCGATCCACCTACGTCAGAACCGGATCGCCGGGGCGATGTCGGGCCGGGTGTTCGCCCGGATCCCGAACAGCCCCAACGTTGCGGCCTCGAGGGGGGCGACACTCCCCGCCGACCCCCGTCGCGACCATATCCGCCCGTCGCCCACCTGACGCAGCGTTGCGACGTCGAACGCTGTTCGCATGACGGAAGATTCCGCGAACCGGATCGTCGGCGGGGTCATCGCGACCCGGTCGAGTAGGTCCGCGGTCGTGTTCGCGAGGTCGCGAACAGTGAACGGCGCCAACGGATTCCGCCCGTGCGGGTCGAGTCGTTCGTAGGCGTCCGCGACGGATCCCGCCGGTCCGGTCCGGTCGACCACGACGGCGGCGTTCCGGTGTGTCGTGGCGAGTCGGTGCAGGCGTTCGGCGACCCACGCGACCCCGGGACGGGCGTCGATCACCTCGACGGTGAACACGTCCGGGCCGGTCTGGGCGACCGCGACGATCACCGACGATGTCCGGTCGTAGGCGACCGCGGCCCCGAACGCGACGACCGCGGAATCCGGGATCGGTTCGGCGGCGGCGAACGCGGCGTCGATCAGCTGGGCCGGTAGCAGACGTTCCCGGGTCGCGGTCGGTCGGTTCCCGTAGGCACGGGCGAACCCCGACGGACCCATGACCCCGAGTGCCTTGACCAGCGCCCGCCGGTCGATGGTGAACCCGTAGGCGGGGTGAGCCGCAGCGACGGCGTCGATGTCGGTCGGGTCGACGTCGTCCGCGATCCCGTAGTCGACCAGGGCGACCCCGTCGGCGCCGGATCGGCCCTTGTCGACAAGGTCGTGGAACCACGTCGATTTCGCCGTCCCCATAGTCGAGACGATCACCGTCTGGGCACCGGGCCGGGTCGCTTGGGTCGGTTCGATCGCCTGGATCAGCATGTCGCCCTCGGCGGCGTCGAACGACCAACCCTCATCGATGTCGACAAGGTCCGACTGTTCGCCGTGTAGGGAATCCTCGGTCGGCGGGAACGGGCGCAACGACGACCCGTTCACGAAAAACATCCCCTCGGACCCGTTCGTCTTCTTCACGGTGACCAGCGGCGCGAGTTCGGAAGCCTTGAATGCCTCGACCACCTCGAGCCACTTTTTCCGCGCGTCCTGCCCGGTCTGGGCGGTCCGCCACACTTTCGCGCGCTTCTTGGACATGCAGCGGTGACAGTCGTTCGCGCCGATCAACGTCGTCTTCCCGGACTGTCGGGGAACGGTGATAACGACGGTCGACCAGGCGTGTCGACCGTCGCCGTCCACCTCACCGATCAGTCGGGCGGCGTCGTGCTGCCACGGCATGAACGGCGTCCCCAGCAGGGCACCGACTTTCGCGATCGCCGGGCCGAACGTCGCGTTACCTGGCGTCGTCGGGGTGAGGAACCGGGGTCGGGCTGGTCGGGGTTGCGAGGTCATCGAGCACGTCTTTCAGTGCGGAATCAAGTTCGGTCTGTCGGATCGCCGGGGACATCCGCAGCGATTCGAGGACTTCCCGGGTCGGGCCGATCAGCTGGGCGACCGGATAGATCCCCTTCGCCGCCGGGAGCTGTTCGGTCCGGTCGAGGGCCGCGGCCCCGGCGATCGCGACGGACATCATCGCTTTGTCGGCGGGGGTGAGTTGCTGTTGCGACTCCGCGGCGTCGAACGCTTCCCGGAACGCGCGTTCGTGGCGCCCGGTGTTCGCCGGGATCGGTGCGGGGAACAGCCCGCCGTCGTCGGCGGGGTCGGATCCGTGCATGTCGGTGTCCTATCCGGGTTGAGGGGGGGGTGGGGGTGGGGGGACGGTTCCGACCCCCGGCTGTTCGGTCGTGGGGGGGATGAAAAGGGGGCGCGGGGTGTCCGGCGGGCGCCGGACTCAAAGACTCGACCATCGATCACCCCGATTTCGTTTCATTACGTTTCGTTACGTGTCACGAAACGTTACGACACGTAACGGTGTCCGTGCATCCGTTGCAG